GCCGGGCGCGATCTGGTCGAGCCCTTCCAGCGTGACGCCAGGTTGCGCCATCTGGAAAAGGTACTCGCCCGAGAACACCAGCGGCGTGAACTTGTCGAGCACCGCATCGTAACAAAGCGACTTGTCGAACTGGTTGCTCGAACCGTTGATCGACTTGTACGCCCACAGGATGCGCGAGGAGCGCGGATCAGCGACGCCTTGAAACAGTTGCAGATTGTTCACGTCGAGATCGGCGAAGAACGTGCGATCGACGCGCTCGCGGCCGATCGGCATCGGCACGCCGCCCGGGTCGATCTTGTGAAACCCCTTGAGGCTGTAGAAGAACACGGTCGAGCCCGCGCGCGTGAGGCTCAACGGCGCATAGAGCCCGAGCCCCTCCGCGATCTTTTCAATCTGGAAAACGATCGGCGAGCCCGGCAGGTAGATCATGCGCCGAATAATGGTGTCCTGGAACAGAACGCCGCTTTCGCCGCCGGCAATGCCGCGGCAAAAGCCGCCGTCCGGCTCGTCGTTGTAGTCGCTCGAATTGATGCCAGGCGTCCAAGAGTTGGGGCCGTTCACATCGTTCAAGCCGGACCATTGCACCCGGTTCGGGTTGCTCAAAAGCCCGGTCAACACCAGGAAGCGACCGACGACGTCAGCATAACGGGCCTGGGGCGGGTTGCCCGCCAGGTTGGTGAAGGCGCTCGCGCTCGTAAGGTCGAAAACCTGCGGGACGCAATTTGCCTGCCCGCAGATCACCAGCGAGTTGAACTGCCGGAACCACCATTGATCGGGCGCGGAGATGGCGGGATAGGAGACGCCGCCCTGCGAAACCCGCGACCAGCTCATATTGGTGTTGTTCAGCATGTAGAGATCGGTTGCGCTCGCTGCGAACACGACGACAGAGCCGCTAGTCGTGATCGCCTCGAAGGCGCCGCGGCATTGCGTGCCGAGCGATTGCGAAAGCTCCGTGAGTGAAGGAAACGGCCCGTAACCATCGCCGCGAGGCACGACGTTGACAACGTCCCGTTCAGTTGACGCCTCATAATCCGAGACGTCCGGCCGATACTCGCCGAAGGGGATAACCGGCATCAGAAGTGCCCTTCCGGAGCGCGAATGCGGCCCGTCGCCGAGCGCGCCGCGGTTTCGTAATCGAGCCCGGCTTTGATGCCTGGGATTTGCTGCGACATGCGGCGCGCGCCGTCGTCATCTTCGAGCAAGCCGGTGTAGAGGATCAGCTTGGCATGGGCGCGGATCAGGTTTTCAGCCTCGTTGCACCATGCGTTCGTGTCGGTCGGGTTCGCCAGCGGCGTGAGCCGGTAGTGCATATGCGGCCGCACCGTCCAAACGTCCGACGGTTGCGGCCAGAGCAACAATTGCGCGTCTACATAGGTGTAGACGGAGGGCCGGCCGTTCGCGGTGTTGAGTGACGTCAGATACTCGAACTCGTCGGGCTCGTACCAATCGAGCGCATAGGTTGACGTCCCCCACTTCAGGAACAGGTCATCAATCCGGATGATGTTCGGGATTTGCGCGAGATCGGCCGCACCATAAGCCATCTGCCCGGTTTGCCCCACCGGGATGTTGCCATTCGTCTGAAACGTCAGAGAGCGCGTGGTGTTGAACCAAAACCGTTGACGCTCGTACTGCTTAATTGCGTCCGCGATGGCGCCTTGAATTTGGCTTGTGAGATCGCTTCGCGTCAGATCGCTTGCGATGTTGTTTTGCAGGTCCAAATACGTGCCCATAGTCCACCGCCGCGCGCTTCACAGGATCAGGAGCCGGTTGCGGCGGCAGCTCATCGAGCACCGCCGCACCGTAGCGAATGAGGAAAAGAAGCGGGTCCATCAGGAATAAATGGTGTAGGCTTCAGCCCCCGGCGTGACGTTGGTCATGCGAAGCTGGACCGTCTTGGACGTGCCAAAGGGGATCGTGCGCGATCCGCCGCCCTGGTTAGCGTCGAACGCGCCGCCGGCGCCGAGCGCAAGCGTGATCGCGCCTGCCGCGTTGGCGCCGTTGGTGATCAGGCAATAGATCGTATCGCCGACGCGGCACGGCCGGCCAAATTGGCTCAAAGCGGTACGCATCTGGGCCGCGCTTGGAAGCGTGGCGGTAACGCCGCCGGTGCCATCGTGAACGATGGTGCCCCCGATCAGATCGGACGGCTGATAGGTCTGCGCGCCGGTATAGCTTGCGGCCGCTGGCATGTTGTAGATCACGGGATTGCCGACGACTTGGGCCATATCCTTGCCGCTGTCATCAACGCCGGTAATGGTGGTCATAGCTGCTTTTCCTCAAGCGCTAGAGAGCGGAAAGGCGGCCCGAAGGCCGCCCAGGTTGCTTGCGGCCGTTACTGGCCGATGTTCAGATCGTTGTCGGGGATGTACTCGATCACGACATACGCGGCGCCCGCGCTGGCGGCCGCGCCGGTCTGCGAATAGGTCACCTGCACCTGTTTGTCGGCGGCCAGGGGATCGGCCGCAGCCGGCGCAACGGTCTGAGTGTCGCCGGTTGCCGTGACAGACTGAGCGTTGAGCAACTCGGTGCCGGTCCCACCCGCGAAACCGACGCTAAGCGTGTTGGTGGTCGCGGCGTTAAAGCCGGTGGTAACAATGACGTCCGTGCGCAGGACGAGGGCGCCCTGCGGGAGCCACTGTTTCGTCACAGCGACGCCGGAAGCAGCGTCGTTATAGTTCACCTTGAAGCGGAGATAATGCACAAGCTGGAGTGCATTCTTGCGTGCGGTAGACATGGAGATTTGCCCTTTCCAGGCCGGAAGGTTGGGAGTTGCCGGCGACCGTCAGGCCGCCGGCTGCGATGTCAGGAGATCAGCGCTTAGTGGGGCGCCGCATAGGTGGTGCAAACGATGGTGCCGAAGTCCGCGGCGTTGAACACAGACTTCTTGATGCCCCACACGGTTTGCGCCGAGACGCCAAGCTCGCGCTCGTAGTCGAACAGCTCCTCGACCCACTTGAAGTGCGAGCCCTTCGCGAACTCCTTGCCGAAGCCGACAAGGCCCGCCTGCGCACCGCAGAACACGGCGCGGCGGGTGTTGGCGACATAGGCGCCAGCGTTCGAGATGCCCTGCGGCAGGCGGTACCACTTGTGCATGATGATACCGTTGTACTCGCCAATCGCGCCGGTATAGATCGGCGATTTGGAGCCCTGACCGCCGGCCAGCGCAGCCTTTTCAATGTCGAGCCATTGACCGGTCGAGGTGTTGTTGCGCATGTCGGTCACTTGGCTGTTGTGCATGAAAAACAGGTACTTCTTTTCCCCGTTGATCATGATCGGCCGAATGAGCGGCGAAGCGGTTTCCGCGCGCTCCAACAGGGTGTCGAGGAACTGAATGTTCATCTTTGCCGTGTTGTCGCCGCCCACCGTGGCGTCATCGGTGTAGCTGTTCGGGCGGAAGATGTTGGTCGGCGCCGTAATGGCGTTGTTGCCAGCATACCGCATATCGGTCACCAGGCTGTTGCCGGCCAGGTGGTTCGCCATGCAGTAGTCGAAGCGGTTGGAGAACCAATCCTTGAGGCCGCTCTTGCCCTCGTTGCGGAGGTTGAAGGGAACGCGCTGGGCGTCGATGGTGCCCTTGTTCTTGACACGGACAGCGTGCGCCAGCTCGTTGATCACGAGAGCGTCGTTGTACATGTTCAAGTTTTCTTCGTTGCCCTGGAGGGTCTGACCTTCGGTCGTACCGTCGCCGGTCAACTGGACGCGCAGGCCAACGGTGACCTTATCGCCCGCGTTGGTTTCCAGCTCCGTCTTGACCTGGATCATGTTGTCGGAGCCCTCGCCCATGAACCGGCCGAAATAGGTTTCCTTGAGGGCTTCGACGTTGAGCTTTTTTGCCCACAGCTTGTTGGAAAGGGCGTTGTTCACGCCAAACGTAGTCGTAGACATTTGTTGTCCCCGAGAGTGGATGAATTTTCGAGTGATGGGTTTTGCGGGCGTGACGCTGCCTGCGAGCGCATCACCGAAATTCCGCCCTCGGTGCGGGCTGGCGCTTTGACGGCGCGCCGGCCGAAACGGGGGATTGAGGCTCCCCCGCGGCCTTTACTAACTTGAGGCTGGCCTTGGCTTTCGCTGTACCGACCCGAAGGCCAAGGCCGGATAACCGGCGCCCCGAATGAGCGGCGTTAGCCGCCCATGATCCTGCGAGCCTTGGCCGGGTTCTTGTTAACCCACGCCTCGAACTCATCTTGCGGCATCGCGAGCAAGCGCTCCGCCGTCATCTCCTGGTCGCCGGCAGGCGAGCCAGCACTATTCAGGCTCTTGTTTGCGTTCTGCCCGCGCTCGATCGCGGCAAGCCGCTCCGCAGCGTCGCCACCGTCGGCAGGCTTTGCCGCCGCCTTCGCATAACCGCGCTGTTTCGCCAGGCCATAGATGATCTCGGCCGGGCTTTTCTTCTTCGAGAACGCCAGATCAGCAATCGCCTTCTCATCGGCCGCGATCGCGTCATGCAGAGCCTTCGCCGCGGCGAAAACCTCGTCCGGGGTTGCGCCGGCCGCCTGCAATGCCTGCGGATCGTCGTAACCGATCGCCATCAGCTCCGTTGCGCGGGACTTGAACAGGAAGTTGTAAGCCTCCTTGTAGTCCGCATTTTTCGCCTCGAAGGCGTTGGCGTCCGCCAGGTAATTGCGGCGGAACGTCTCCGTTTCCGCGGCCTGCTTGTCGGCAGTCTCTTTCGCGGCCTTCTCCTCTTCCAAGCGCTTGTTCATCTGGGCAATGGTTTCGCCCTGATGCTTGACCACCGCGAAAATGTCATCCTCGACCGTCGGAGGGGCGGCCGGCTTGTCGCCCTCGCCCGCGCCGCCTTCCGGCTTGCCGAGCCGGTCAATGATCGAGAATTTGCCGCGCATCTCGGCAAGCTGCGTTTCCATGGCCTTGACCTGGTCGGCCAGAGCCTTGCGCTTGCCGCGCTCCTCCTGCAATGCCGCGAGCGGCACATGCTGGGGAGCCTTGTTGTCGTTCGGCTTGTTGCCCTGGTCGGCCGATTTGTTGCCGCCGTCCGGGTTGTCGCCGCCCGTCGTATCGCCGGCAGTGTCGGAGCCAGCATCCGGAACCGGGCTTTCGCCGCCCGAAGCGAAAAAGGCATCTTCTTCCGCCGACATGGTCGGCAGACCGCTTTCGATATCCATTTAAGACTTTCCGCCGGATACTGCCGGCAATCAGATGCGCGGAACGCCGCGCGCGAGCCCGACGATTGCCGGGATTAGGAGGCGAGCAACAGAATTGCTTCTATCTCTCGCCGTTTCTTTGCCGCCTGAGCCGCGGCCGCAGCCGCGTCCATGCGTTGTTTCTGAATGGCCGCTATATCGACCGCGGGCGCAGCCGGCGCTATGGGCGGCCTCGCCAGCGGCTCGAATTGCGGCCGCGTCCTGAGATCGACCGGCGGCGGCGGGTTGCGGGTGATCGCCGCAAGCCGCTTCGCGCGTTCGAGCTCTAATTTGTAGTGCCCGACGCCGCCAAGCTTGAACTCGTAATCGTCGCCGGTACGGACCAGGTTCGCGTCCGAGCCTGTGACGGTGAAAGCGGCCGGCGCATCCGGCCATAGGATGATTTCATTTGCCGGCTGACCGTTGATCGTGAACGCGCCAGGCGCGGCCGAGATTGAGACGTTGAACGAGGCCGCGATGCCTGAGAGAGCGAAGGCGCCGGCCGCGTTCGGCCAGGAGATCGAGAACGAGGCAGAAACGCCAGTGAGAGCAAACGAACCAACGGCGGCCGCTTGCGTGATCGTGAACGTTGCGGCGCCGCCGGTAAGCGCAAACGAGCCAGTCGAGGCCGTGAGGACGGTGTTTGTTACGCCACCCCGCGGGCCGATGCCGACGGGATTGACGCCAATTGCGCCAAAGCCGAGCATTCCGCTTTTACCAGTATGTAGTTACAGCGTAGTTCAGCAGATTGTACTCGGCCAGCAATCCGCCGCTGCCAGGCGAAGCGTCATAGGGATGAATGCCATCATACGAGTAGCCATGATACATCCACCAATAGGACGGAGACTGGTTCGGATCGCCGAAATAGTTGTTGGCGTTGACCCACGGCACGCCGGCCGCATTGGCCGCGGCGATCACGGCCTGATTGAGGTTCCACCAACACGTCTGATTGATCGTTGCAGTGAGCCCCTTGCCGTTCTCAATCGGAAGGATCGTAATTGCAACCGCTTTGGAGCCGGCGGCGACAATGCTCTGCAAAAGCGACTGATACTTG